TATATTAACACAACCAATAGCTTAAGTGGTGCAACTCTATTAGGAGCAGGATTAGCCATGTCGACAAGTGTTTATTTTGGAAGAGTAGAAAGAAGTATTTTATTTGATGGTACTAATTTGAATGTATATAATAGTGGCACTTCTGCTAATATTGATATAACTGCAGGTGCTATTACTTTAATTCCATTTAACCCTGCCACTGCTTACTATTTAATTTTTGCAATACAAAATGCAATAATCACACCTGATAACCTTGGTTGGAAGAGAACAATAGTACAGATATATGATTAATATTAACGGAATAGAATACACAATCACAGGATCAATTGAGGTGGTGAGTGATACGCAGCTGCATGTACCAACTGATAAGGGTATCATTTTAGTAGATGATACAATGGAAATATACTATGAATTAAAATAGTTATCTTTGTGATTATGAAATATATACTCGCATTTATTTTGTTTTTATCGATATATTCATGTTCTATCGAGAAGAGATTAGCTAAGTATTGTCCACTATGCACACAGAAGGATAGTGTTGTAACTGTAACTCAGTATAGGGATACAACAATTAATATTCCAGGAGAAACTGTATTTATAGAGGACACTCTTTTCTGTGATTCATTAGGAAACGTATACGCGAGTAGACTATCTGAGAAAGACGGTACAATACTAAAGCTACAGTCTAGAATAAGAAACAATAAGTACAAGGTTATTGCTAGGACTGATACTATATACAGAACAATAAAAGGAAACACTATTTACAAGACAAAGCTTGTAACTAAAACACAAAAGCCAGAAAGAATAAAATATATACCAAGCTGGGTTAACTTCCTTGCATGGTTAGGTTTTATCTTCATATTAATAATAATTATTTATGTAGTATACAGACTAATAAAAAGCAAAATTATAGTGTTATGATAACTTCATCATCAGTAGCATTTATTGTTCTAGGTTCAACAACAGTAATTGCGATTATTGGTTACTTCTTAAGAATGGTTCATTTGGATGTGAGAAAAGTAGTAGAAGACCAAGGAAAATTAAAAGGTAAAATTGAATTAGTAGAACAAGAAAGTAGATTGAAGTATCAGGCAATCCAAGAACAAACTCAATTAGAATTAAAGAACTTAGCAAGAAGTGTTGGAGATTTGACAGATACAGTTAGAGAACTTATTACAAGAAGATGAAGAAATTCTTAAAAATAATGCTTAGTGATGATAATGGAGTAATCTCTTCTAAAAGAGTATTGGGTACATTATGCATATTATCACTAGTATTATGTTTATTAGTTAGCGCATTTAGTAAAAGAACGGTAGTACCTTCTGCGGAATTAGTTTATTCAATTGCTGGTTTTTCACTTGCAGCATTTGGATTTAGTACAATAGAAAAAGTGATGAGTAAAAAAAATGATGTATAATGCCACTAGATATAAATAAAATAGTACAAGCAAGATTGGATGCTGATCAGTTTTTTGCTGAGGAATATAAGAAGACACAAATCTATTTGCATCATACAGCAGGAGGAGGCAACGCAGTAGCTGTATCAAGATTCTGGAATAGTAATGATACAAGAATAGCAACTGCATTTGTTATTGGAGAAAATGGGGATATTGTACAATGTTTCTCATCTAAACATTGGGCATGGCACTTGGGTATTGACGCTGAAGACTTCATTAAGAATGGAACAAAGTATCAGAACCTTAACAAATTATCCGTAGGTATTGAGGTTTGTAACTGGGGGCCGTTAAAATTAGTTAACGGAAAGTATTATAACTACGTTAAGAAAGCCGTAGATCCGTCTATGGTTACTACATTGGATCAGCCATACAAAGGGCATATCTATTGGTATAAGTACACTGATGCTCAGATTGAATCTTTAAGACAGCTTGTGGAGTATCTTTGCGATACATATGACATTCCAAAAACATACCGAAATGAAATATTTGGAATAGATGTAGAAGCATTCAAAGGAAATCCAGGAATATATACTCACAATAGCGTAAGAAAAGACAAGTCAGATATATATCCTTGTCCACGAATGATTGAGATGCTTAAAAACTTATGAAATTCAAGAGTCACTGGTTCAAAGAGATATGGGGACACCTAAGCATAAGGCTTATACTTGGTCCTGTAAGATTCTTTGCTATTGACGTTGACGTATTCAGAAATTTTTATTCAATTACTTTTATTAACTTTACACTTAGAAACAGATGAGCAAGAAAACATTAGAAGTAAAAGCATTTGAGAAAAAGCACGTTGAGAGACCTGGCGTTCATGCTAAGACTAAGACATCTTTTCTGAAAACATCAAAGAATTATAAGAAAAAATATAAAGGACAAGGACGATGAAAGCAGGAAACTATCAAACTCAAACACCAAGTGTAAACGATTTATTGTTTGGGACTCAAAACTCAACTGGAAATACTGTAAACTTTAAAATGCAGGATGTGGTAAATCTTACACAGGCTCCTTCTGTTGTTTCTACTAACACATTGATTGCAACTACAATCTCAAACATAAACACGTACTTTACTGGAACAGCTGGTATTAACTTTGATATTACTATGCCTACCGCAAGCTCCAATATTAATGGTTTAAAGTATGTTATAATGTCTACTGTAAACAGACCGCTAACTACATGGATTATACCTGGTGCTACAGCAATCGTAGGCGCACCAACATCATTAGTTGCATATACTCCAGTTTGTTTTCAATACAACAACGCTAATACAACTTGGTATATTTCTATGTAATTTGTCACAGAAATTTACTATATTTGTGACATAATTTTAAATCTAATAAAATGGCAAAAGAAAACAAAATTACTCAAGAAGAGTTAGACAAGCTAAGATCTTTAAATCAAACTTACAGAGATCTTAAATTCCAAATCGCTGACATCGAGGTATCGTTCGAACGAATGAAAAGCCAAAAGATGGCATCGTTAGCTAATCTAGAAACATCTGCTTTTGATTTATCTCAGTTTCAAGATGAGTTAGTGTCCAAGTACGGAGACATTAAAATCAATCTTCAAACAGGTGAATATAATTAGAAAAATATCTGTAGGTCCAGACTACATGAAGTCTATGCACTATGTAGTTGGACAAGATGTTCTAAGGGGAAACGGTTCCATTGATACAATATTGATGGAGGCAGACTCATCAATATCTATATATATCTTAAATCAAGATAAAGAAATTGTTAAGTGGAAAAGTTTCTCTTATTCAATGCCAATATCTATTGAGTATAACATAGATTTCTGATGAAGTCTCCATACCACTTTATAATTAAACCTTATAATGATAGGCGTTACGACAATATACGTAAGTATGGTGACGTTGACTTTGTTATAAGTTCATCCCAGGAAGACCACACTGTATCAAATCGCATCGGTGTGGTTGTTTCTGTTCCAACGTACTATAATGGACCTATAAAGAGTGGTGATCATGTTGTTGTTCACCATAACGTGTTTAAGTTTTATTATGACATGAAGGGAAATCAAAAGAGTAGCTGGCATCACTTGTTTGATGATTACTTTATCATAGAGTCTGAGCAGTTATATCTCTATAAAGATCCAGATGGAGATTGGATGGCCCCATATCCATACTGCTTTGTTAAGCCTATAGACAATCAAGATAAGATTATATCTAGCACTGGATCAAGAGAGGAGTTGTGGGGTGAGATTGTATACTTTAATGAGCTACTTCAAGAAGTTAGTAAGGGAGACACAGTGGCATTTGCTCCAGATAGCGAGTATGAGTTTAGAATAGACGAAGAGATACTATACAGAATGTACAACAAGAACATATGTCTAAAAAAATAGAACTTATTAATGCAGCAAAGATTGCTGTTGATGAACTTATAAAGGTGTTAAAGGAACCTATTATAACTCACGCAGAGGACGACATATCTGCCGATAAGTTAAAGAATGCTGCATCTGCAAAGAGACTAGCGTTTGAGGATGCGTTGTACATGTTAGGAAAGATTGACGAAGAAGAAAACAGGGATAATCAGCCTGCCGTTGCTCAAGTAGACTTTGGTAAGTCTGGCTTTGCAGAGGTAAGGGCAAAAGCTAAGAATGGAAAATAATCTATATACAATTCTTGAAGACTGCGTTAGCAAGTCAATAATCTCTAACAAGAATAAGAGAAAGAACTGGGAGTATGGATACAATAAGGAGTATGACATTGTCGTTATATCAAAAGATGGTACGATAGGCGACATATACAACATAAGCGGACTAAAGGTAGCCCTACCATCCGTTCCAGAAAAAGTTGAAGACAGGGGTAATAGATGGCAACCTAAAGAGTATCCAAAAGAGCTTCAAAAAATAAAAAGTATATTCGACTGGAACAGAAGAGACAACGCATTTAAGATACAGTACGTTGACTATATTGAGCAGGAGTTTGATAGGAGGGACAATGGATTTTGGTTTATAAATAATGGTAAGCCAACATACATGACTGGAACTCACTACATGTACTTGCAGTGGACCAAGATAGATATCGGGCTTCCAGACTTTAGGGAGTCAAACAGGATATTCTATATCTATTGGGAGGCATGCAAGGCTGATACCAGATCGTTTGGTATGTGCTACCTAAAGAACAGACGTTCTGGATTCTCGTTCATGAGTTCTGCCGAGACATGTAACACAGGCACTATTGTTAGGGACTCTCGTATTGGTATACTATCAAAGACTGGTAGCGATGCCAAGAAGATGTTTACCGACAAGGTTGTTCCTATAATTAGAAACTATCCGTTCTTCTTCAAGCCAATACAGGACGGTATGGACAATCCGAAGACCGAGTTGGCGTTCCGAGTTCCAGCTAGTAAAATTACTAGAAAGAACATGGATGAGGAAAAGACTGAGGATATTGAGGGTCTTGATACGACAATTGACTGGAAGAACACAGCAGACAACAGCTACGATGGTGAGAAGTTACTTCTGCTTGTTCACGATGAAAGTGGTAAGTGGGAGAAGCCAGAGAACATATTAAACAACTGGAGGGTAACCAAAACCTGTTTGAGATTAGGTGCTAGGGTTATTGGTAAGTGTATGATGGGATCTACATCTAACGCACTGCCAAAGGGTGGTGAGAACTTTAAGAAGCTATACAACGACAGTAATGTGTCACAAAGATCTGCCAATCATGAGACAAAGAGTGGTCTTTATTCTTTGTTCATACCTATGGAGTGGAACGTTGAGGGGTACATAGATGAGTTTGGATGGCCAGTTTTTGATAATCCTGAAAAACCAGTCACTGGTATAGATGGTAACAAGATTGAGATGGGAGTTGTTACATGGTGGAACAACGAGGTAAGCGCACTGAAGTCAGACTCTGATGCGCTTAATGAGTTCTACAGACAGTTCCCTAGGACTGAGTCTCACGCATTTAGAGACGAGTCAAAGCAGTCTGTGTTCAACCTTACAAAGATATACCAGCAGATCGACTATAACGACTCTCTAATTAAAGAGAAGTTCTTGACTAGGGGTTACTTCCACTGGAAGAATGGTGATAAGGATACTGAGGTTGTATGGACACCAGATAAAAATGGTAGGTTCTTGGTGTCTTGGATACCAAAGCCAAATTTAAGAAATAATGTTATAATAAGAAATGGGAAAAAATATCCAGGTAATGAGCACATGGGAGCGTTTGGCTGTGACCCTTATGACATATCGGGAGTTGTTGGAGGAGGTGGCTCTAACGGTGCTCTCCATGGTATGACAACGTTTCATATGTCTGATGGGCCAACAAATGAATTCTTTCTAGAGTACATAGCTAGACCTCAGACTGCTGAGATATTTTTTGAGGATGTGTTAATGGCTTGTCATTTTTACGGGATGCCTATACTAGCAGAGAACAACAAGGCTAGGTTATTGTATCACTTTAAGAATAGAGGATATAGAGGGTTTTCAATGAATAGACCAGACAGGAACATAAGCAAGATGTCAAAAACAGAGCTAGAGATTGGTGGAATACCTAACTCAAGCGAAGACGTAAGGCAGGCACACGCATCATGTATAGAGTCTTACATAGAGGAGTACGTTGGATTTGATGTTGAAGGAACCTACAGAGACACAGATGCTATAGGATCGATGTATTTTAATAAAACCTTAGAAGATTGGGCAAGATTTGATCCTAATAATCGTACAAAATACGATGCTTCAATTAGTTCTGGTTTGGCTATCATGGCAAACAGAAAGCACATGTTTACTCCAGAAAGAAAAGAATCAAAAATTAGTATTAAATTTGTAAGATATAACAATCAAGGCAGTCAAAGCAAAATTATAGAATAGAATGGAGAAACCATCTGTTATCATATACCAAAATCCGTTCCCAAGCCAAATGGTTTCGGATGAAGAAAAGCAAACCTATGAGTATGGTTTGAGGATCGGTAAAGCCATCGAGGGAGAATGGTTTAAAAGAAAAAATAATACCTGTAGATTTTATGATCAATGGGGTGAGTACCATAGGCTTAGACTTTATGCTCGTGGACAACAACCGATACAAAAATATAAAGATGAGTTAGCCATTAATGGGGACATGTCAATGATGAACTTAGACTGGACACCAGTTCCTATTATACCTAAGTTTGTTGACGTTGTTGTAAACGGAATGTCTGACAGATTATTCAAGGTTAGAACAGAGTCTCAAGACGTAATGTCTGCCGAGAAAAAAAATATATTTCAAGAAATGATTGAGGCTGATATGATAGCCAAAGATTTCTTGACAATGACAAAGGATCAGTTCGGAGTAGATGCCTTTAATGTTGATCCAGAAGAATTACCTGGAACCGATGAGGAACTAGAATTGTACATGCAAATCAAGTACAAGCCAAGTATAGAGATAGCAAATGAGGTAGCCATTGATACTATATTTGAGATGAACAGGTATGATGAACTTAGAAAACTAATGAACTATGACTTAGTTACTATAGGATTATCAGTCGTTAAGCATTCATTCTTAATTAATGATGGACTAAAGGTTGACTATGTTGATCCAGCCAACTGGATTCATAGCTACACAGAAAAGAACGACTTCTCTGATTGTTACTACTTCGGTGAGGTTAAGCAGATGCACTATACTGAGGTTCTTAAAATTGACCCAACATTAACAGACGAACAGTTAAACGAGATTAGAAACAGCAGTGCTGCTTGGTATACGTATTTTCCTATCATTAGAAACTATCAAGACGATTACTTTACAAATGAGATTACAACCCTTATATACTTTAATTATAAGGCAAGCAAGAAGTTTGTATGGAAAAAGAAATTACTTGAGAATGGTGGAGAAAGAGTCATCAGAAAAGGAGAAGAATTCAACCCACCAATGGAGGACGGAATGCCGTTTGAAAGGGTTGAGGCAGTTAGAGATGTTTGGTACGAAGGTGTCCTTGTAGCTGGTACAAATATTATCCTTAAGTGGGAGATGATGCGTAATATGGTTCGTCCAAAGTCAGCATCTCAAAGAGCTTATCCAAACTACGTTGCATTTGCCCCAAGGATGTATAAAGGTTCAATGGAGTCGTTAGTAAGAAGAATGATACCATTTGCTGATCAGATTCAGTTAACTCATTTAAAGTTACAACAGGTAACAGCAAGGGTAGTTCCAGATGGTGTATTTATTGATGCCGATGGCATTAATGAGGTTGATCTTGGTACTGGGGCTGCTTACAATCCAGAGGATGCATTAAAGCTATACTTCCAGACAGGTAGTGTTATTGGTAGAAGCTATACCCAAGACGGTGAGTTTAACAATGCTAGAATTCCAATTCAAGAATTAAGCACAAACAGCGGTCAAGCTAAGATGTCATCCTTGATTAATAACTACAATCACTATCTAAATATGATTAGAGATGTGACTGGTATTAATGAAGCTAGGGATGGTAGTATGACTCATCCAGATGCTTTGGTTGGAATTCAGAAGATGGCTGCAATGAATTCTAACACTGCCACAAGACACATTCTAGAAGGTAACTTAAATATTACTAAAAGACTAGCCGAGTGCGTATCAATTAGAGTAGCCGACATATTAGAATACTCTGACTTTGCTGACGAGTTTGCAATGCAAATTGGAAAGTATAACTTAACTATTCTTGAAGAGATTAGAGAGCTATATTTATTTGACTTTGGTATATTTATAGATCTAGATCCAGACGAGGATGAAAGACAAATGCTTGAGGCAAACATTCAGGTTGCGCTACAACAACAAACAATTGATCTAGAGGATGCTATTGATATTCGAAATATTAAAAATATCAAGCTGGCCAATGAGTTGCTGAAGATGAAAAGAAAGAAGAGAATAGAGCAACAACAAAAAGAAAAGCAAATGGAATTTCAAATGCAGATGCAGACTAACATGCAGTCTCAACAAGCTGCTGCTGAATCCAAGGCTCAACTTTTACAGATGGAGGCTCAAACCAAAATTCAAATCAAAGAGGCTGAGGCTAACTATGAAATAATGAAGATGCAGGCTGAGGTTGACATGAAGAGACAGCTAATGGATCTTGAGTTCCAATATAACATGCAACTTAAAGGTGTAGAAGCCGATCAATTAAAAAAGAGAGAAGAAGATAAAGAAAAAGCAAAAGATAACAGAGTTGACTTACAGGCATCTAGACAGTCAGAGCTTATAAATCAAAGAAAGAACAATCTTCCTCCAATTGATTTTGAAAGTACAGAAGACTCTCTTGATGGATTTGATTTAGAATCATTTGGGCCTAAATAATTATGGCATATATAGAACATAATTTTTTTCCATTAAAAGTATTCGTAAGGAACGAGTACATGTATCAGTTTACTAAGGGTCATGGTGAGTTTACTCCTGGAGTAATAATGTCTGTAAGATGTATGCCTGGTCAGGCTGCATTGTTTCAAGTTCTTCTTGAGAATGGTGTAATGAGAGACAAGCTACCATCTCACGCATTATTGACTGAACCTAAAACACCAGATCCAGATCTACCATTTCATTATCTTCAAATATGGAATTGTTTCTCTTATAACTTTACACTTATACATTTATCTTATGTTTACGATACTAAGGTTGAAGTATACATGAAGGATCGTAAGTGGTATAGCGGAAGTTACTATGCAACAATAAACTGGGGATCAAATGACTTGAACACAGATCTGTCATTAGCTGAAGATGCACTAGAGCATAAGTCACATCATATTATTTTATTAGATAATGGACAAATAGCATTGCAACCTAACAATAGAATAAAATGGTCCGAGCCATCTTTTGTTACAAAACCATTCCCAGAAAAGCCAGACTATTTAGTCAATAGTGAGTACTTTAACTGTGAGGGATATGAGAAATGGCACACTGAAGATTCACAGGCAATGTTCTACGAAAACGAATAATAAATTATTTATTAACTTTGTAAAAATTAAATTAAATAACAATGGATCAAGAAATTAAAGTAAGGGCTGTAGATTTTGAAGAAAAATCTGTAGCTGAGGTAGAAGAACAACTACTAAAGCAACACGAGGAAACCACTGGTGTTTCTTTGAGTACTGATACAGTTGATACTGTTCAAGTACCACAGGAAACAGTAGAGACTTCTAATGATACAGTAGAGACTATTATTACAGATGATAATACGCCAACAGTTGTTGACGAAATTGACGATAATAAAGTTCTTTCATATATTGGTAAAAGATACAACAGGGAAATCAGTAACTTGGATGAGTTATTTGAGCAGAGACAACAGAACGAAGATCTTCCAGAAGATGTTTCTGCATTCCTTAAGTATAAAAAAGAAACAGGACGTGGAATCGAAGATTTTATTCGCTTGAATAATAACTACGATGAAATGGACGAAGACTCTTTGCTTTTCGAATATCAACGTGAGCAGAATCCAGATCTAGATCCAGACGATATTAAGTTTGATGTATCTGATCGATTTGCATACGATGAGGACTTCGATGATGAAAAAGAAATCAAGAAGAAAAGATTAGCAAAGAAAAAAGAGCTCTCAAAAGCTAAGAAGTACTTTAACGACCTTAAAGAACAATACAGGGTTCCACTTGAGTCAAGGGAAACATTTGTTCCACAGGAAGAAAAAGACAACTACGATGCTTTCAAGAGATATAAAGAATCTTCCAAGTCTATGGAGGAAGAAAACGCAAAAAGGTCACAGTTCTTCTCGAATAAAACTCAAGAACTTTTCTCTGATAAATTTGAAGGTTTCAAGTTTAATATAGATGAAAATAAAAAGCTAGTTTACAAACCAGGAGATCCAAAAGCCTTAATGCAAGAACAGAATGATTTAAAGAACTTTGTTTCACAGTTCTTGGATGATGATGGTTACCTTGCAGATGCTGAAGCTTTCCACCGTTCTATTGTGATAGCCAAAAACCCAGATAAATTTGCCAAATTTTTCTATGAAAAAGGAATGGCAGATGCGGTAGGTACTGTAGCTAAGGAGTCTAAAAATATTGACATGACTCGACAAGCAACACAAGTAACTCCAACTGACGGTGTTAAGATTAGAGTAATAGAGCCAGACAGAGGAAGTAGATTAGTAATTAAAAAACGTTAAACTTTTAAACTTTTAAAAAATGGCTGGTACATTAGCAGTGAGTCCTGGAGTACAAATTACTCCTAGCTCAGTAAAGGCAACATTGCCTTCAAATTATATTACAAACTTCAACTTCTTAAATCAGTATCTTCCTGATACTTATGAGCAAGAATTTGAGCGTTACGGAAACAGATCAATCGCATCTTTCTTGCGTATGGTTGGTGCTGAACTTCCTACTAACTCTGACATGATCAAATGGGCAGAGCAAGGTCGTTTACACACAAAATACACTGGATTGACTTACGGTTCTTGTGTATCTGGAGCTCAAACTTTCACATTAGCTTCTGGTACATGTGTATTTAGAGTTGGTCAAACTGTATTTTTATCTTCAGAAAGTTTATCTTCTGAGTCTCAAAAAGCAGTTATTACTGCTGTAGGAACTAACACATTTGCTGTTGCTTACTATAACAACGTTGGTAGTACATCTCCATTTTCTACTGGTACTGTAACTGCATTTGTTTATGGTTCTGAATTTTCAAAAGGAACTAATGGAATGCAAGGATCATTAGAGGCTCAAGATTTATTCTTTGATGTTAAACCAATCATTATTAAAGATAACTATACTGTATCTGGTTCTGATATGGCTCAAGTTGGATGGGTTGAAGTAACCACAGAAAATGGAGCTACTGGATACTTGTGGTACATGAAGTCAGAGCATGAGACTCGTTTACGTTTTGAGGATTACCTTGAAATGGCAATGGTTGAAGGTGTCCCTGCTGCTGCATCTTCTGCTGCATTAAATTATCTTTCTGCTTCAACAAACTATAATCCTGGAACTACTGTTGGATCTCCTCAAGGACAATCTGCTGGTACTCAAGGGTTATTTGATGCAGTTGAGACTAGAGGTAATATGTGGTCTGGTGGTAATCCATCTTCTTTGGCTGACTTTGATACTATTATTCAAAGACTTGACAAGCAAGGTGCTATCGCTGAAAACGTATTATTCTTGAATCGTCAGTTCTCTTTCGATATCGATGATATGTTGGCTGCTCAAAACTCTTACGGAGCTGGTGGTACATCTTATGGTTTGTTTGATAACAGCGAAGAGATGGCATTAAACCTTGGTTTCTCTGGATTCAAAAGAGGGTACGAGTTCTACAAAACTGACTGGAAATATCTTAACGATGCAACTCTTCGTGGAGGTTTAGTTGGTGGTGTAGTTAACGGAATATTAGTTCCTGCTGGAACAATGACTGTTTACGATCAAGTACTTGGCAAAAACGCTAGAAGACCATTCTTACACGTTCGTTACCGAGCTTCAGAAGCTGAAGATCGTAGATACAAAACTTGGATGATTGGTTCAGCTGGTGGTGCTGCAACTAGCGATCTTGATGCAATGCAAGTTAATTTCTTGTCTGAGAGAGCTCTTTGTACACTTGGTGCTAACAACTTCGTTATCTTCAAAGGATAATTGAAAAAATCGGGAGGGGCCTAGTGCCTCTCCCTTTTTATTATTAATAAATTAAATTATATCAAATGAAAACAACAAGAAAATCTGTATTAGAACCAAAAGATAGAACATATCTTTTAACAAATGGTAAAAGCCCATTAACTTATTTCCTTTCTTCAAGGGATACCCCAAGAACCAGATTACTATATTATGATGAAGAGACAAATACAAATAGACCTCTTCGTTATGCTAGAAATGCAAACTCTCCATTTCAAGATGAGCAAGGTGAAAATGTTATCATTGAGCCTATTATTTTTGAAGATGGGTCATTAAGAGTACCTAAAAATAATCCA